CCACTAATAGGTATAGGTCTTCTTAGGAGGCTTGTATGTGGCTAATAGAGGTTAACACGCGCCACCTTCACAGCAAGCTACTACTTTTTGTTTGTATGAGGGACAAGAGGGGTTGTTGCAGTATAAACCTGCGTGTATTTCAAGTAATGTGCTTTGGCACACTGGACAATCTGGGTTCAAAGTCTTATTTCTCTGTAGAACCAATATACGAGGCAAGATATAAGAATCCAATACAAGATACTATAATAACCCAATCAATCACTCTTCCTCATCCTCTTTTAGGTCTGGGTTATTTAAAAACGAAACCTTAGCCGACAACTTACAATTACTTGGCGACTGGTCACACATCCATTGATTGTTTTGAATATGTTTAAGTGGAGCATTGCACTCCACACATCTATTTATTTTTCTTCTGCTCATCTAAAATCTCCTGTACTATTGGTATAAATTCTTTTATTAATCTTGTGGAAAGTACTGCTAGCCAAACCAATACACCAATAGATATAAGTGAGACTGTAAGTACTAATATGATTTCTGTCATGATACCTCCTTTCGAGGCGACTGATTACATTTGTGTTAAGAGTGCGGAGAGTGTGCCTACAACGACAACCCATCCAGCGAGTTCCTGTCTTGAAATCTTTGCGTTGACTTTTTCGTGGAGCGAGTCAATTCGCTCATTAATCTTATCTTGACCTTCTAAAACCATTAATAACATTTCTTTCTGCGTTAAACCATTACCATTAGTGTTAGTAGCCATTAGTTTGTCCCTAAGCAGTGTTCGGAGCCATATTTACAATTACAAATTTGCACATAGCTTTGGTCAGATTTTTTATAAATTTTACACATAATTATTTTTTCTTTGGTTTATCCATTATAGCAAAAGATTCGTTTATTTCTTCTAATGTTATTTTTCCATCATCTATATAAGCCCTAGCTAATGATTCAGCTACTTTAATAACTCCTAAGCTTCCTGCTAAGAGTACGGAACTTACTGTGTCAACACCTATAAGCGAACCAGCGCCTATTACTGCAAGACCGTTGGCTATAAACACAGCAAGCATCCGCGCAATAATAATCTTAATCTTTTGAAATTTTGTTGCTTTAGCTGGCATTACTTTTTCTTTTCTCCAGAAACATATCCAGCAATAATACCTACTACGCCTGTTATAGACATTTGTAGTAGTTCTATTACGCTACTATCTGGCGATTTGTTCTCTTTTAATGATATGTAAAAATCTCCTACAACAATTACACCTAACAATACAAATAAACCTATTGTTACGGTAAGTATTATCTTTTCTTTCATTAATGCTTCTTTCATTAGTCTCTTATGTATATAGTAAGTAACCATACTGTTACGGATACAAGTATTGCAATACCTACAATGTCCTGTGCAGAACCTGTAAGTGTAAACCATGCGATAAAGAAACCTAGAATGGTAAAAATTTGTGCAATAGATTCTTTAATAGCGTCTATTAGCCATTTACCCATAAACTTAAGATTCTTTACTGATATGACATATTTTATTAATTCAAAAGGAATGCCTAATACCTTATATAAAAACTTTATTAATTTTTTAATCATTTAAAATCTCCTAGTCATCAATGCACCCGCTTGTGCAATTATTTGAGACGCAATGATTACGGGGACGACTACTTCCTGTGCCTTTTCCCTTTGGTCACTGGTCATGTCTTGTCCAATAGAACTGATATCCAACTCTTCTAAGTTTACACTAAAAATCTCCTGTACAGGGTTTTCAAGAAATGCTTCTATTTGTACCTCTGTCACAACATCAGCAAGTGTGAAGTTTTCTATTTTAGAACTAGCAATTGACCTTTCAACAAACTCATCAAGTGCTTGAGCTGTATTTTTGTCCTTAGAAGCTTGTTCGGCAATAATAGTAAGGTCTTCAGAGGCTTCTTCTTCTGTAAATCCTAATACTTGACCAACTTCTGTCTTTTGTTCTTCAGATAAAGTAGCAACTGTTTCAACTTTAGTTACTTCTTTAACAACAGCTTGAACTACTTTTTGTGTAGTTTTATCAGCTGAACCTAAGTTTTGTATCTTAGTTTCTGCAACTGCTTGAACAACTTTAACCTTTTCTTCTGTAGGTAATTCTGCAACGGCTGCTTCGACTTTTTCTGTAAGCTCTTGGTCAGCTTTTTCTTCTGCTTCAAATACTTCCTCTTCTGTTAAGCCCTCAGTATCGAGAGGCTCTTCTTCTACTATCTCAATAGTAATAACCTTAGCGATAGCTTCTTCAGTCTCCTCAACAAGAATTTCTACTTCTTCTTCTGTGAGTTGTACCTCTGAATCTCTTTCCTCACTAGGTAGTGGGTCAATCTCCACTTCGTCAAGTTCGGCTTCTTCATCAGCAAAATCTTCTTTAATTGGGAGCGTTGTTGTAGTAGTAGTCGTGGTACTAGGAGCAACAATAACAATTTCTTCCAACTCAAATACTTCTTCTTCATATTCAATAACCTCTAATGTCTCTTGTAACTGTTGTATTGTATCAACTAATGCTTTCAAATCTTCTTTTTCATCGTCAGATAAATTATCAGTATCTACATCTTTAAGTATAGACTCTTCTAACTCCTTTTGTATTTTAGCCTCAGCTTCAGCCTCGATACGAGCTAACTCTGCTAGCTCAGCTTTGATTCTAGCTTCTTCCTTTAAACGAAGACGCTCTTCTTCAGCTAAACGCTCTTCTTCTGCAATACGCTCTGCTTCAATACGAGCCTCTTCTTCAGCTTTTTCTTGAGCTATACGAGCCTCCTCAGCCTTACGAGCTTCCTCAGCTTTCTCTGCGGCAATACGATTTTCCTCAGCGATACGATTTTCTTCAGCTATACGAGCTTGCTCAGCCTCATAAGCTGCTTGGGCAGCAGCGTCAGCGTCGTCTTTAGCTTTTTGATTAAATATAGTTACCGTAGGTTCAGTAGAAAAACCACTATACACATTGTCGTCAGAGCTATAACCTCTGATTGAAAATGTCCAGTCTCCATTAGGAATTTCTGCATAAGGTATAGTATAATTTGTATTTGTAATTCCTGTAATAACATATTCATTTTCACTGCTAGTCCTGTAATAAAGTTCATAACTTTCAGCAGTTAAAGTACCAGTGTTTGCTTCATTCCAAGCAACAGTTACACCAGCATTGTAAAATTGTAGAACTTGCGGATTCATTGGAGGTCCAAGAACTGGGGGAATAGTGACTGAAGTAGTTGAGTTTACAGTAACTTCTTTTTGACCATCTTGATTACCGTGACACCAGCTACCATTCTGTGTGCAAGCATAAAGACTAAATACATAATCTCCTGCATTAACATTGTTTATTGTATAAGAAGTAGCTGTAGGGTCTATGTCTGCAATGTAAGTCCACGAAACATTTTCCTGTGCTAATCCATAAGCAATCTTATAACTTGTTTGAGTTGCCCAACCTGTATTGGGTTGTGTCCAACTAAGTTCTAATCCTTGATACTCAGTATTTGAAATTGTTAAGTTTGTAACACCACTAGCTACATCTTGTATTACATAACTAGCAAGAGTTGTCCAAGTAGAGTATTGAGCGTTTGTATCATTATCAGACCTTATTTCAAAATATATAGTATCTCCTACTTGTGCGTCAAGAGCTGCTTGTAAATATGACTTAGTAAATGTATATTCTGTGTTTAAAGCATTTTCGTCTCCAACATTTCCTGTTGCTATACCATACATAGGTGGGTCTTTTTTGTCGAAACCTATTGCATATCGTTCTGGAGAATACTCGTATATATTAGCTGGTGCGTACCAATCTATAGTTATTGCTCCAGTATGTAAGTTAGCTGAAGTAGTTAAGTTAGTAGGAGCACCTATACCATCAAGTATCTTAGGGTCATCACAAGCGTCTGTTCCTGTAGGTGCAGACCAATCTGTTTGGTTGTAATCATAAGGAGGACCTGCATAAAGATTCCAAGCCTTTTCAGTAGAAAGTTCAGAAAAGCTGTAATCAGTTATGTTATTTGCTCTAACTCTATAATAAATATTTCTACCTGCTGGGTCATTAAAGTAATACTTTAAATTATCAAGACTAAAGGTGTGATACTGCCAAGTATTATCTTGATGTCCAAAAGAAGTAGTCACACAAAAACTATTTGTTTCTGTTATACCACTACTTGTACTAAAAAAGATTGTATAGCTTTCTGGTGGACTATCTTCAAATCCATCAGAACCTAATATACCAATAGTAAATGTCCCTGCGTTACCATCATTACTAGCATTAGTATCATAAGGTGCTTGTGTAGCAACATGATTAGCCATAGCAATAGGTAATGGATATATAAGTAAACCTACAACTAATAATCTAAGAAATGTTTGTATTTTACTGATATTCACTCCTGCGTAGAGTGTATTATATCATATAATATTAAGGCAAATCGTCTTCTGTAATTTCCCAGCCAATGTGATACTGCTGATGAAAGTTTGCTTGTGAAGGTATTCTTTTTTTCTTTTTAGGTTTTCCGTACTTAGCTTGATTTAGTTTTTTATTACTAACCATACCAGCAGACATCTTTCCTAAGTAACTTTGTAAATCGTACATAAGAGATTAAATATAACACAAAAGAAATTATTTATTGGTTTTTAAATGTTAAATCTTTGTTAACGAGTACCGCCGTCATACTCGACAGCGTGGCCTTCTTTGACCATAAGTTGATTAATGTTCACACCGTTAATAAAAAACTCTCCAAGTACTCTTCCGTACTTTCCTGTTCCGTGTGATTGTAGTTCTACATCTGATTGAGCTGTTTCTAATACATCTATTAAAAAACTTTTTGCAGCCAACCCTCTTGCTTTCTCTTCCAAATCTCTTGTTCGTGATTCCGGAGCATTAATGCCCATGAGTCGTACACGACATTTATGCCACACATTAAAACCCAAATCAATTCTAACATCTACTGTATCTCCATCTACTACTCTTAAAATTTCTACTTTGTAATAAAACATTACTTACTCTTACCTGTCACTGAAGCTAAAGCTCTTCTTTGCTTCCTATTAAGATGAGGGTAAATTTGCTTAGGCATTGTTTTAATTCTATTCATATAATTATTTTAGGCTATAAACGACAACGGAGCGGTTATACCGCCCCGAAGTCCACGCACACCTGCACTCTTTCGAGTGCTCTCATCGCTGAGAACTTAACCCTTTGGTATCTTTGACATAAAGTCAAATGGTGCGTCTTCCAGTGCGTTCTGGATAACAGCAACAAGGGCTGATGCTCCGGCTATTAAGCCAGCCATCAAAACATCTGCTTCAAACATTCCTGCTTGATTTGCCATAAGTACGCCTGCAAACACTTGCACAGCAGTTCTTATAGCTCTTATAGCTACATCTTTCCAGTAACTATTTTTAATTGGTTTCTTTTTAGCTTTTGCCAAAATATCTCCTAACTTTGTTGATACGCGAAACTAGTATCCCATGTAATTTTACCAACAATACCGTCAGCTTTTAATCCATGTTCTTTTTGGAAAGCAATACATCTCTGTTCTGACTTTCCTCCATAAATACCATCTCCACTGAGTCCAACAGCTTTTTGCCAGTCAGACACATCTTTTCCTCTAATTAAAGGTGCATTGCGCTTAAACAATCTACCCGGCCATTTAGGCACTACAGAGAAATCATAAATTTTTGTTTTACTATCTTCTTTTTGTTCTACAACTTTGGTATCGACATCATCATAATTTTCAACATAGTCAATCATACCTTGCATGTAAGCAAAGAACTTATCCCAGTCAAAATTTGCACCTGGGTCAGTTCTTCTTCCAGGGTCACACTCTGCATGTGATATAAAACCTTTTTTTCCTGCATTCCACTCATCTATAGTTACTCTTTCCATAGGAATATCATAGAGTTTTGCTTTTTCTGCACACCAACTAGCTGATAGGGCGATAACTGCTTCTTCATAAACAGGCTCTTCGCCCCATTTACCAGCAAAGTAGGCAATCTCTAATCCTAGAGATTTGCTATTTGAACCTCTACAATGAAACGCTGTAAAGTCATCTGGGACTAATTCTACTATCTCTTGGTCATCAATTACTACATGTGCAGAAGCTGTTCTGTCAGTAGTTGACAAGTACTTCGCAATGTTTATTGCTTTTTTTCCACCTTCAGCAGTGTGCACCACGATTCCTTGAATTTCTTTTGAGCGTGTAGGATAGTATTGCCCTCTCTTACCGTTACTGCGTAACTTAGCATTAGGGTTCTCATTTTCTACTAAATAAGACATTTGTCTCCTATATAATTATATTTACTAATTGTATCACAGCTAACAGTAGAACAAGTTTTTCCAATCTGGAAGCTTTGTCAGACACTTCTTGTATGTCTTTTTTATACTGTTCTGATTTTTTAATAAATTTTATTTCTGTTCCACGAACAAACTCTTCTAAATCTTTTTTAAGTTTATTTATAGATTTAAACAATTCTGCCCCATCCATTATAGAACTTGCATGTTATCCCAAGGAAGTTTATTTTTATGATTCTTTACAGTAAAAGTAAGCGTTCCAGAGAACGAATTTTTACCGCTTAAAGATTCAAACCACTCTGAACCACCATCAACAGATGGTGCTTGCATTAGAGTACGCTGTCCCTCGTTTATTACAAATAAATGATGGTAATGACCAGATAGTAAAATGTCTACATCACCTGCATCTGTTTTACCAAATGCTTGTCCAGATAACCACGATACAGCTTTCTGATGTGAATACTTCCCACCGGTACGAAATTGGTGGCCATGGGCTGCTCCTAAAATAACTCCGTCTATATCTAATGTTAGATATAGTTCGTTATCCGGAATAACAAAAGATACATGATTAAATGCTTTGTTTTCCGCAAGTATTTCTTGAGCGTGGTCAAATATAGAAACATCCATATTATCTCCCCAATTAGTAAACGCTTTACCATTCTTTCTGTTTTCCCCATGATTTCCAGGAACACATACTACAACTACCTTTTCAAATTCTGGTGCCCATTCTTTTAATGCTTTCACTAAAAGTCTTCTAGCTACCATTTCTTGACGGCGTTGGTCGAGCTCGACTGAAAAATTTTGCATGGCGTAATGGTCTCCACACCCTTCAACAAGGTCACCTAATCCAAACACATAAAGTTTGTTTATAGGATTACCTGCTTTACGAAGTTCTTTTACTCTGTCTAAAACATCTGGTATCATTTGAGTTATTCTTTTAACAATTCCTTCTGTTCCATCTCCATCGCGTTTTCCCATTTGCCAGTCAGATAAGCAAACAACCATACTTCCGTTTTCTTTTGTTTTAAGTTTACGAGTTGGTTTTTTAACTTTCTTAATTTCTTTTACTAAGGCATCAAAATCAAAATCATTTTCTAAATGTTTTTTAGAACGAACATCTGCTTTATAGTAGAACATTCTTTGAACACCCTCGGGTGTTTGCATGTCCCAAGTTCTAACATGAACAGGTTCTATAATTTCAAATTCATCAGCATTAAAGCCAAGCAATTCTATATAGTTGTCCCATTTTTTTCTTGCTTCTTTTTCAGATTTAACAGGACCAGAGGCTACATAACTTTTACCTCCGTTAAGAACAACTCCCGGTTCCCAACCTTTCGGGTGTTCTTTTTTATCAGCTTTAGCGTTTTGAACGCTTCTTACTGCCTTGGCGTATTCATCAAGACCGCTCATCTAGCGATTCCTTTAGTTGATGACGGAGAGTATGTATAGATAAAGGACAACTTTTTTCCTTTATTAACCATCTTGCAACTGTACTAACGGAATAACCTTTAGCTATACCGTCTACAGCTTCTTCCCAGAGTTTTTCGTTATCTGGTGTTTTTTCTCTCCACGCAACCCTGTTAGATTGGCTTTTTTCGTCTTTAGCAAATTCTTCTAAAGCACTCATAATTTTATTCTTCTTCTGTAGAAGAAGGTGCCGGTGCTGGTGCTGGTTGATTAGCTTGCAAAATGCTTCTAAACCTAGAATTTTCTATTTCTTTATTTGCTACCTTTGCACCTAAGTCTCTTATAGTTGCATCTGCTTGTTGTATTTGCTGAAGTAAAGAAGAGACTGCATTACGCAATTGCTCTTCATTCATATCTTCTAGCTTAATGTTATCTGCCATTTGGCCTCCCAATTAAGTATTACTGATATATAGTTTAGCATGCAAATGCACAGCTGTTGGTATTTAGATTGTTTTTATTTATCGAATTGCTTACAGATTTTTAGATAAAGATTTACCATATCATCTGCATCTTGTACAAGATTAATTCCTTTAATTCGCATATAATTAAACTGTTTTAATACAGTCTCTTTAAATTGCTCATCGTCAATTAACTCATCAATTGCGTCTTCGCGTTTTGTTCCCTCTGGGAATTTTGGTATGTCCATAAGGTCTATTGTATCACATAAAAAGCGAAAGACCCGATATGTGGTGGTTCGGGTCTTTCTCCATAAATGGTGGTTTATGGTTAAATATTATTCTGGTTTAGGATTGTCTTCCTTAACCTCAGCTATGTGGTCTGCCCAAAGGGTTGTACCATTTACTCCATCCCAGTACATCATATCTAACTGTTCTGGTAGTGATTTGTAAGCTTCTTGACGAGCTGTTTTATAACCATTTTCTTGCAAGTCAAAATCGTTATTAGCTTTATCAATTACTGCTTGGTCGTATTCAGCTTCTGTAAACTCTCGTCTTTCGTTATTGACTTGAGCAAACATACCGTCACCGCCATTAGCAGTTTTTAATGCGTCTATTGCAGTCTGTGCTGACGCTGTTAATTCTTCTAAAGTTGCCATTCTATATCACCTCCTTCTAATTATATCATCTATATTCATACTATTACTTCTTTAAACCAAACAAGCTGAATTTTCCACTTTCAAAAGTACCACTACCAGGATAGTAAAATACACCATTGTGTGATGCTGATACTTCATACATACCACCTCCATTAACACCAAATAATACTTCAGAACCATGCTCACTTAAAAAAACAGCTTCATTTGTATAGTGACTACTTTTACTAGATTCATTAAATGAAAACAAAAATTGAATGCAATTAAAAGAATGATTCGTTAACGAGCCAACACTTGTACCACCATTTATCATATTAGAAGTTTGTTCAGTATTATTACTTGCAGCAGTTGTAGCGTCAGTTCTTAAAACATTGTAAGCCCTATCATAATTACTTGTGTCTTGTGCAGTACCACTTAATAACATTCTCATATTGACTGATGTATTAGCACTTAGCTGTACATCAGTCATAATAACTTGGTAAACATCATAAGATGTGTCCCAATTTGCAGCACCTAAAGTTACATTTGCTGTTGATGTTGTAATTATTTCTTCATCTAATTTTATTAATGAACCACTCATAATTTATTTAACTCCATATACGATAATCTTTCCACCACCAAAAGTTCTAGCACCATTACTTTCATATAGTTGAAACCCCCTAATTGTTTCTGCACTTCTATGTACTCCAATAGTTTTACCTGCATAACCATTAGAACTATTCAAACCTGCTGCTTGTGAATTTACATAAGTAAAAGTATTTGATTCGTATGGTTTGTAAAAGTTCATTATTGCATTAGCTGAACCATCTGATTGTTGGTCTGCATATAAACTTAAAAATATAAAATCTCTTGTAGGATATAAATTATCTTCTACGCTACTACCTAAAGCCATTGGTACAGAATGATTCATGTAACTATATTCCGATTCTGTAATAACAGAACCACCACTATCTATTAATCTAATGCCTTCAATACCATTACTTATATCTACATCATGATATATGCCTTCAAAGATAACACGATACATTTCGTATTTGTCTGTAAAAACATTGTCTACATTTATTGTTACTACTCCAGATGTAACAGGTGTTGTCTTTATAAATTCAAGTGATGTTGCCATTATGAATACTCCTTATAGCCATACAAGGATATACTCCCAGTCCAAGTAGTTGCTGCATTTCCAGTAAATCTAATAGCATTAACCTCATTTTCTTGAGGATAAACACTAGCACCATAACCCGATTGATTTCTTCCATCATACCTTGCGTCAGAGTTCATTTGAGTTGAAAAACTTTGTGAAGCACTATCTTTTAAATTGTAAAATCTTATAGCAGCATTGCCACCTTCATTTGTTTCGTTGCCAATAGAAGAAGTTAAATAACACAAAAAACTCTGACTATCACTTCTATGATTACTTCTACCACCATTATCAGTAATTGCTTGCTGTCCTTCTCTGTACCCACTTTCAATAAAACTAGACCCACCATCAATAGAAAATCTAACAATAACATGTCTGCTATCAGTAGCAGGGGTAAAAGCATTTACAGTTGCTAAGTGTGTTTTGTAATTACCTAAATCTAAAAAATCTACTGCACTATCAGCACTTGCAATTTTAGTTTCAATTAATTCTAATTGTCCATACTGTGTAAGCTTTCCAGCATTACTAAGTTCGTATAAATCATCAGTATTAAGTACGCCTTTGTTTGAACCAAACGATTGTGTTGGTACATCTTTTCCGACATATCCATACTTATTACTCATATTTAAACCACCCTATACAATGTAAATGTACCACTTGCTATGTTGCCAGAATTTGCATAAAAATACACACCATCACAAGCTTGATTAAGTGTTTGAGTTCCACCACCTTGTGCACCAACGAGTGCTTCAGTTGTTTGTGCATACCAACCTACTGAATTACTAGTAAAATATGAATGACCACTAGCATTATTAAAATTATATAAATACGCAATAAAATTTTGTGTTTCATCACCTGCATTATCGCCATTGTTATAAGTTGTATGATGATAGTCAACATTAGGATTTGCGCTACTTACATCAGTTCCTGTTCTTATTCTTTCAAAAGAATTACTATAATTTGAACTTGTGTCAGCAGTTCCAGAAGTTGTAAATCTCATAAGAATTGCTTGGTCTACAGTTTCTGGATATACACCATTATATGTAACCATATACACATCATCACTATCTATGCCTGTTAACTTCACAAAACCTACTGGACTTGTAACTGTTTCTGTTGCTACTTGTACTAATTGTCCTGCCATTAGCTATCAACTCTCAATCCATAAATTTGAAATTTTCCTTTATCCATATTTCCTGTTTTAGCAGAAAACTGTATTCCTCTAATATCTTGTGTGCTTTGATGCACACCAATACTACGCCATAAATAACAAATACCAGTTGAATTTCTATGGGTGCTTGCCTCTAAATAGTAATAAGTATGTTGGCTTGCATTAGTTGGATTAAAAATATACATTGTAAAAGCAATTGTATCATTAACACCATCACCAACAAATGCAAAACTTTCCCATTCTGTTCTACTTGTTAAACCATCTTCACCCATTGTTGTTGAAGAACTAGCCATATAAGCACTAGCATAAACATAATCAGAAGTTATTTGACTACCACTAGAATTTAAAACTCTACCATGTAAATAATCCCCACCACCATTTGTCATACCTATATCAGTTCCCTCAATAACATAAATGTCAAAGTCATTTGTAAATACATTTTCAATATTTACAGTATTAACAGTTGTTGAAATTTCTGTTGTACTAATATATCTTAAATTACTCATATTAAACTTTTTTTACACCATACAATCTTGCATTACCACTTATAGCAGTTCCACTTGTATAAACTCTTATGCCATCAACTAAACTTGTTAATGGACTTACACCACTACCAAACTGGAATAAATATTGTCCATCTACCCAATTTTGATATGTGCAATAACTAAATTTTGAACTATCGCCTAAATCATAAAAATATGCAATTCCACTTGTTGGATTAGCAGAAAAAAAGTTAGCACTTACAATTCTTGTTTCACCTGTAGAACTTTGTCCTGAAAAACTACCAAGTCTAGTTCCATAATATTGTGCGTAATCATAATCACTAGCAGTTCTTAATACACCACTTTCAAAAAATTGATAACCACCATTTAAATTAGCAGTAGATGTTATATTATTTAAAAACAAAATATGAACATCAAATTTATTTTCTTTAATAGAAGTAAAATCAATATGACCAACACTTGAAACAGTTTGGTCTTGTATAAGTTCTAATGAGCCACCTGCTTGACCTTTTGCAGTTAAGTCTGTGATGTCAGCGACAGAAAATACGCCGCTATTGTTTTTTATTTGATTTGGTAAAGCACCTGTATAACCATAAGGCATTGTAACCTCCTAGGTTATTTCTAAAGCACTTACAAAAGCTTCCAAGTCTCCAGAGGCATTACCCCCAGTTAGTTGGATTGAATCTCCAGCTTCCAATACTATTTTTGATGTTCCTGCTAACTCAACTGATGAATCAGCTGGGACAGCCATAGTGTGAGCAATCTTTGCACCACCAGATGAAGCGTCTACTATATCTGCTGTTATTGTATCATCTGCTGCACCGTCAACATTTGTTATTCTAAGTGTTAATACGATACCAACATTACCAGCACTTGATGGTGCTGTGTATACAGTTTGTGCAGAGCTCGTAACATCTAAATAAGCATTCTTGAATGTATTAGCCATTTGTCTCCTAACCTAACGCTATCACTAGCCCTATATCAGCGTATCCTAAATCAGTAACGATTGTTCCGTCTTTGATTTGAACACCTTCTATAGTGACTCCAGCATCGGCTGTCTTCTCTGTCATAGTGTCTATTTTTACTGTAGAATTTACAGTAATACCAGCACTACCAACTCTTTCTTCTAATTCGTCTGTTTTAATTTTACCCATAGATTAATCTCCTAGTCTATTCTAACACATATATCTGTTGGTATTGTCATTAAGGTTTAGGATTGTCATCTTTAACCTGTTTTAACGCTGTAAAAAATTCGCCTGTTTCGTCTAATGTACCATTATTTATATCGTGCCATAGCTTATCAAATTGTTCTCCAAGCTGTGGATAAGCAAATGCTCTATTTTTAATCCATTGAAGTTCTGCAATCTTTGCATTGACTTCTTCTTCTGTTGGCATAATAGCTGTATCATCATTGAGTTTTAGATTAGAATAGACTTCGCCATCTTCAAGATTTATCCAACCATACCATTGGTGTTTGTCTTTGTTAAAGTGTGCAAGTGCCTGTTGTAACATTATGTATCTCCTAATTTGTAAAATCCAAATGTTGTATAAGTACCCATAACATTTGCATCTCCAGATAAATAACTTTGAAATATTATTTTGTCATTAGATATATCTGTTATATCAACTAATGTTTGAGAGAAAGTGGTTGTATATTGATTATTAGCATTTGCATATACTCTATTCCAATTAATTATAGAAGAAGTACTAAAATTATCATCAGTTGCTACTATGTAAAGTCGTGCATCTCCAGCACCATTAGCTCTTGAAGCTAAATATGCTTGTACTTGTACCAAATACTTACCTGTTGTTGGGAATGAAAATTGACCACCTGTATTTGTCATTCCTGTTCCTATTGTTGTTTCTAAAGTACCAGATTTTTGAGATAAATTTGCTGTAATACTATTTGTTCCAAGGGTTGTAATATCTGCGGTAAGTTGATAAATATCTACCATTTCTAATCCACCTGCACTAATATCAGAAGTCAAAGCCATTGTTCCTGTAGAACTAGGTACTGTTATTGTTCCACCAATTTTACTATCTTTTATTAATACACCATCAATAGTAACACCAGAACCAGAAGTCTTTTCAGATATGGTATCAGTGTTAACAGAATTATCTTTAAGTAAAACTCCATCTACAGTAACGCCACTAGCTGAAGTTTTTTCAGATATAGTGTCAGTAGAGATACTTGGAGAAGAAACAGAAGTTCCAGCAGCCATAACTACATCAGAATTAACTGTTACTTCAGTAGCATCGTGCTTTTCTATTTCGTTAACTTTAATTTTACCCATTAAACTACTACCATTTCTCCTTCAACTGTTACAGTTCCAGTAAATGTTACTTCACCGAATAAACCTATATTTTCACCAGCAGCGACTGTTGCAGTTGCAGCTATTGTTCCTGCGTGTCTAACACCTACTGCATCTGTTTCTATATTTAATCCAGCTGCGTCAAATGTTGCAATCTTAGTTCCTGCAATATCTACATCTATTTCATCTGCCGTGGTTGCACCGATTTCTATGTTTGTATTACCATCTGCGTCTGAGATGATACTACCACCACCGATATCGGTCCAATCACCGCTATTGTTTGTGTTGTCTGTTCCAGTGTAGACTTGCATCTTGGAATCAGTTTCATTGTAAATTATAAGTCCAGCAAGTACATCAGCAGTTGCTAAAGCATTTCTTTCTGTTGTGCTAAATCTTGGTACTAATATACCATCTGCACCAGTTTCTGAACCATCAAAAAACTCGGCTAATCCATTTGAATCGCCATCTTCAAATCTTATTCTTACTGGTCTATTTCCGTATGTTGTTGCCATATTAACTCCAGCTTACTGTTCCACTTGTTTGTATTTCTATGTATTTTCTTGAACCACTTGTTTGTTCTCCAGCAGTACTTGAAGCTCCACCAGCTAAAGTAATTGTTTTTGTTGAAGGATAGCTAAGTATTACTATTCCAGAACCACCATTACCTCCAGAGTTTGTGTTGTTTCCTCCACCACCACCAGAACCTGTGTATGCAGTTCCTGCTGAACCTGCTCCTGTAGTTCCTCCTGTTCCACCACCACCAGAACCTCCAGAACCATTGGAAGATACTTTTCTGTAACTATCAGCACCATTACCACCACCACCACCTCTTGTGACTGCTGAACCAGTTATTGAAGAAGATAATCCAGAACCACCATTAGCACCATTTGAGGTAGCATCATTACCATTACCTCCTACACCACCACCACCACCACCTATATAGGGGTCGCCAGAACTATCACCACCAGAACCTGTTCTACCAGCTCCACCATCACCACCTTGATTTGCTGTTCCATAACCACGAGAAGTATCGTAAGCTGCTCCACCACCACAACCACCATTAGTAAAACTTTTACCACCACCAGTAGAAGTTATTGTTGCAAAAACAGAGTTGTTTCCATTATTATTACCTACACCACCAGCACCTACTGTTACTGTATAGTTTGTATTTAAATTTAAAGTTAAGGGTGTTTCAGTAGATGAATTATCACCAGAAGTTTCAGAAGCATAAGAGTTTCTATAACCTCCAGCACCTCCACCACCACCAGAACCAGAACCACCACCACCACCACCAGCTATAACTAATGAAGATATTACAAATTGAAATGTGTTATCTGACAAAGCAAACCATACGATACCGTTATAAACATAAAGAGTTCCTTCAGTTTCATTATAGATAGTATCACCAGCAGCCATACCACTAAGTGCATTCATTTCAGTTGTAGTTTTAGAAACAAAACCCAAAGATGAACTAAGCTGTACACCAGCATTAGTAGTCTTTTCAGATATGTTATCTACTTTTAGTTCACTAGCCATTGACTAATTCCCACCCTTGAGTGTTATCACCGTTGTAAGCATTCTCGTTCCAAATATAAGCTTCTCCATCATCTGGATAAGCATTTGGAGCTTCCCATACATAGTTTTCACTAAGTGTCCAACTAGCATATGGTTTCGCTGGGTAAAAAGCATCTTCGTCTTCATCATAAGTGAATCCGATTCCTGCATAGTTACCGCGAAACGGTGTACCATCTAAGGTGTGAGAATTACCAACAGTGTTGTAAGAAGTTCTTTTGCAAGTTTGTCCACGAAAATCTCCATACCAAGCTTCCCAGCTATCAAAGCCTTCTGGAAGTCCTTCTGTATCAGACTCGTCTTTACCTACAATAACTTCAGTTACTATATTGTTGTCGTTTAAAAAGGCATAATGTGCCATATTATTCTCCTATCTTATGTATCTTAACAGAGGTTTTTAAAAATAATTGCATTATGAAAAGCTCACTGTTCCTGTTCCTGCTGTAAAACTTATAGTTGTAAATCCACCTGCTGTTGAACTAGAACTTGTAAGTCCTGCACCTACTGTGCAAGTGTAACTATCAGAAAATTTTATTATTACTATTCCAGAACCACCATCTCCTCTTAAAGCTCCACCACCATCTCCTGTATTTGCTCCACCATCTGGACCATCTCCAGCAAAATAAGTTCCAGAACCTTTACCACCTGTTGCATAGGTTACAGCACTTCCAGATAAAGAGTTAGAAACACCTACACCACCAGCAGCACCACTGTCTGCAGCATTACTGCCTACACCTCCAGCACCACCTCCAGCACCACCACGATAGTTAGTTGAACTACCAGTTCCACCACCAAAACCTTGATTTGTTGTTCCAGAGCCAGGAGTAAAAGTAATATTACCACCACCTCCACCACCAGAACCACCATTTGAACCTATTGTTCTACCACCAGAACCTCCACCACCACCAATAGAAATAATAGAAGCAAATAAACTAGGTCCACCATTCACACCTAAACCATCTATAGCATCATTTGGAAAACCTGGTCCTCCTGCTCCAACAGCTACTGTATAAGATTGTCCAGCTACTATTGTTTGTGCAGTTTCTGCACTTGCTCCACCACCAGATGTTCCAGATGAAGTTCTTAAACCTCCAGCACCACCACCACCAGCGTGTCTTGAACCTGCTCCACCTCCTCCACCAACAACTAAAAAATCAGCAGATATAAGTGTTGCACCTAAATCATCCCAAGCAGAACCATTATGAACTTGGACCTTACTATCAGTAGAGTTGTAAATCATATCCCCAGCAACAGATGTAAGTGCATCTCTTTGTGCAGTTGTATAGGACTTTAAATTCATAGGATTATCTATTGCGACATTATTACCGCTTCTTGGTTCTATGTTATCTACTTTTAATCTACTCATATTATGTCCAACTTATTGTTCCTGTACCTTCTGTAAAAGAAGTAACTTTATATAAACCATCTGTAGTTGTAGAACTTGTTAAACCTGCACCTACATTTATAGTACCAGATAAAGTAGGGTATCTTACTATTACTACACCAGAGCCACCTGTACCACCAGAACCAGTTCTTGGTAAGTTATCAGCTCCACCACCACCACCACCTAAGTTTGTTCCACCATTACCACCACTATTTCCAACTTTACCACTTGCACCAGCTCCACCACCACCAGAACCACCACTACCTCCAGAACCATTGCTACCATCATTAGAAGCTCCACCACCCCCACCACCTGCGTATCTTACTGTTGAACCTGTTATTGTAAAATCTCTTCCTCCTCCACCATTACCACCATTATTTCCACTAGCATTAGAACCAGCAGCACCAGCTCCACCACCACCACCAGCACCATAGGAACTATCTTCTCCACCAGCGTTACCATAACCATTTCCTCCAGTACTTGTTTGATTACTTGTACCAGCATTGTAAGGAAATCTAGCACCACCACCAGAACCACCAGTTCCTGCGTTAGCAGGTCCACCACCACCTCCACCACCTTTTGCAGATGTAAAACTTGCAAAATTGCTATCAAAACCAACAGTTCCGGGAACGGCTGCACCTGAATTACCGACACCACCAGCTCCTCCTGCTCCAACTGTAACGGTATAATTTGTATTTCTACTTAATGATTGTGCTGTTGTATAAAATACTCCACCAGCACCTCCACCACCACCTCTATCAGTAGCACCTCCACCACCACCTGCTACAAGTAAAACATCTACATCTAAATCAAGAAAAGTTTTCATACTTATCCAAGAAGAACCATTGTAATATTGTGGAACTGCTTCAGTTGTATTGTAAATTATATCACCAGCAACAGAAGTTAAAGCATCTCTTTGTGCTGTGGTGTATGACTTTAATCCAAGTGCATTATCTATAGCTACATTGTTCTGGTCATTTGTTGAAATCTTATTTGTTTTTAATTCACTCATTAGCTAAATGTCACTGTTCCTGTTCCTGCTGTTATTTCTAATATTGTATCAGAACCATCTGTACTTGATGAAATTGTTAAACCTATTTGTGAGTAAGAAGCTACATCTGCTGTAGCATATCTAAGTATAACTACGCCACTTCCTCCTGCTGCACCTACTGATGGATTACCTATTGTTTGACAAGAACCTCCACCACCTCCACCACCTTTATTAACATCTCCTGCTTGTGCAACAGTATTATTAGAACCTCCATTACCACCACCATCTGGAGAGGTAAGAACACTATTACCACCAGAAGCTCCACCACCTCCACCACCACCTCTGCCTATAGCAGAACCAGTAATAGAACTGTCTATTCCAGCTCCTCCTTGTGGTGCATAATTTTGTCCACCATCTACACCATTTGCTCCAGCTCCTCCACCACCAGCTCCACCTCTACCACCAGCAGAAGTGTAACCACCACGAAAACCATAACCAGTATAAAAAGGTAAACCTTGTGGAGAATTACCAGAGTTTGCAGACAATCCATTTCTCTTACCTTGACCACCACTAGAACCACCAGAGTTACCAGCAATATCATTGTAACCTTCTTCAGTTCCACCTCCACCACCACCTATAGAGTAAATATTATAAAAATAAGTATCACTTCCATTACCACCTTTAACACCAGAATCTGTACCACCAGAACCTCCTGCTCCAATAGAAACTGGAATAGGTACGCCTTTGTTTATTGTTAAATTGCTTTCTACTGCTGATAATCCACCAGAAATATTTCCAGAACCATAAGAAGTTCTATATCTTCCAGCTCCTCCACCACCAGCTTGGTCGCCTGATGTATGTGGTTCACCACCACCACCTCCACCACCAGGACCTATTACTAAAAAGTCTACTGTAAAAGTAGATATGTCAGCTCCACCACCTTCTACCCAAGCAGAGCCAGTGTAAAATTCTATTTTAGAAGTTGTTGTATTGTATATTGTATCACCAGCAACTGATGTAAGTGCATCTCTACCTGCTGTGTCGTATGACTTTAAATTTAAAGCATCATCAATAGATACATTATTACCAGAGTATTTACCTATAGAGTTGGTTTCGAGTGTTGACATTATAAATCATTCCACGCTGAGCCATTGTAAAATTGAACTTTACTGTCTGTGCTATTGTATATAATATCACCAGCAGCACTAGTTAGAGCATCACGCTCAGAGGTTGTATAAGACTTAACATTAATAGGACACTGCATTGCAATGTTATTTCCTGTAGATGTTGATATTGTATTTACTTTTAATGTAGCCATTATATAATCACCATTGTTCCGTTATTTGTTACTGTACCAGTAATAGTTACTGGTCCTGCTAATAATGTTCCTTCGCCAGAAGGTATTGTAAAAGTTGCAGCTTGTGTTTGATTATGTCTAAACATACCGCCATTTGTTGTTAAAGCGATACCACCTGCATCTTGTACAGCAACCTCTGTTCCTGCAACATCATATCTAATTTTATCTTCATCAACACCACCCTCATCTACTTGTATTTTAGTATCACTATCTGCGTCTAAAATAGCATCTGAAGATACTGATACAGTTGCATCTATTGCACCATCACCTGCGTCATCGTATGCAAAAGATATACCTGTATGAGTACCGTTAGTAACAAGCATATCACCAACAATGTCTTCAATGTTTTCTGTTGTATTCCCTACTACTTCCCAAGTAGAGCCATTGTATATTTTGATTTTATTGTCGGTAGAATTGTATATCATCTCCCCTTCAGTTGTACCTGTAGGGTCTGATGAATGTACTGGAAGAAGTACTGTATCTGCATCAGTAAATTCTGCTAGACCATCTGTATCTCCAGCTGTTCTTGTTACATGTATTAATCTATAAGTTGCCATATTAACTCCAGCTCACATTCCCTGTTCCTTCTGTAAAGACTATATAACTATCTGTGCCATCAGTTTGTACATCACCATCTGTTAAACCTGTTCTTGTTGAACCTATGGTTGCATCTGCTGTAGCCCACCTAAGTATAACAACTCCAGAACCACCAGAGCCCTCATAACGACCTCCACCTCCACCTCCTCCAGTGTTAACTGTTCCAGAAGCACCTGACCCTGTATCTGAACCAGCACCACCTCCAGAAGAAGCTCCACCACCTGATTGACCATAAGAACCACCACCACCTCCACCTGCTCGTGATACTGCTGAACCAGTTATGGAAGAAGATAATCCATTTCCACCTGAACCAGTTGAACCATTAGCCGAATTATTTCCATTTGATGAAGCACCACCTCCACCACCACCTGCATATCTACCATAAGGGTCACCATCCCAATAACCATTGCCACCATTTTTTCCTTGATTATCTGTTCCAGCACCACCTGTCCCATTATATGAACCACCACCACCAGACCCACCAGTTGAACCAGAACCAGAAGCTGGAGAGTTTCCACCTCCTAAGGAAGTGATTGTTGCAAAAATAGAATTAGAACCAGAGTTTTCACCAGCAGATGAACCACCACCTCCAATTGTGACTGTATAATTTTCACCTAAGTTCAAAGTTAGAGGAGTTTCAGTAGAACTTCCACCTCCTGAAGTTTCAGAAGCATAAGAGTTTCGATAACCTCCTGCACCACCTCCACCTCCTGGCCAGTCAGTTCCTCCAGTGTCTCCACCACCAGAACCTCCTCCAGCGATTACTAAATATTCTACATCAAATTCTATCTCAGAGACACCTCCGAATAATCCAGCACGCATTAATCCTAAAGTCATACTAACTCCAATCTTGTTGTGCTACTGCATAAAGATTTGTACCATCCCAGACAAATGTAACAATATCTATTGCACTTGCAGTTGTTGTCATAGTCCATCCAGCGCCACCAGCAGTTTTAATTGCTGCGGCTGAAGCACCATTAACTGAAATGCTAGTCGTTACAGTATATCCACCAGTTCCGTCATTAGTGAATATAACAGTAATAGCTTGTCCAGATACCATATTTGTAATATTAAATGTAGATATATTGGCATCAACTGTTACTGTATATAGTCCACCATCTGAAGCATCAAT